GCCTTGCTGATTATTGTGCTGGGTATCTTGATGCACTTAAGAAACTAAATTGGAAACTTATTGCTATTGTAAAATGAAAACTTTTAAAGAATACTTAGCAGAAGTACAAGAAGAGACCGACTCTGGTAATATCCACACAAGGGATTTATCTAAACATCTTTCTTCAGGTGAGATTAAAAGTATTCAGAAGCATCCATTCTTTAATGCATATGTTTCCGGGCATCAGCCAGGTGGTGTGATTGCGGCCCGCGTAACTAAAGACCGTAACGGCTTTAAGAAAGTATACATGGGAAACTCTGATGTGCTAGATACAAAATACGGTAAGATTAGGCGCATGGTACAATTTGATATGAAGTATTCTGGTCGGTCTGTTGATAATGCTCATTTGCTTCACAACATTAATAATGAACATCATACATTTGGGAACAAGAATATCAAATGGGATCTCATTAAATCATATAAGAACTACGGAAACTAAAATGAACAAAGAATTTAAAATTGGTGATGTCGTAAAAGTCAATACACATCGGTATGGAACTAACACCGGTAATTACGGTACGTTCAACGTAGAGAAAGTTACACCTTCTCAGATTCATGTATATGATCATAATACCAAAGAAGTAATGAAGTTTTTAAAACATTCGAAACGCGGAATTGGTGAACATTCTAATATGATGTTAGAAGAAGTTGAAGAAAAATTAGATGAAAGAACTGGTTACGGCGAATTGCGCCATGCAGATTTTAATTTTGCAAACTCCGAACCTGTTGCTACAAAAGTACAGAAGAAATTCTACGTTAAAACTAAAGCAGGCAAAATAGTTTCAACTCACTCTAATGCATTAGATGCAGTAAAAGCTAGAGCAAAAATTGGTGATCACACCACACATTCAATTATCAAAGAAGAAGTAGAAGAACTTGACGAAGCACATAAACTTAAAGATGAAGTTGAACATCTTGATGAACTTTCCGTTGATATGGCAAAGTCGTATAAGGAAAAGGTTTCTAAGAACCCGGCCCCATCTCGTACTACTCCTGATATTCTCCACAAAGCTATCCGTAGATTTGCTGGTAAAGAACGTGCAGAAGACCGCATCCATTCAGATGAAATGAAAAAGATGCAGGCCCGGCTTGGCATCAAAGAAGAAACTCTTGATGAAGCAAAGACTCATGAAGTTCGTTTAGAGTACGGTCATCAACAAGGTGATTCAGCTACATATAAGGTGAACGCTAAAGACAATGATGATGCTACAAAGAAAGCTATTGCTATTCATAGAAAAAGTTGGCCTTACCATTCTGCTAGTATGTTAGCAGGTAATTCTTATATAACTAAACTTGATGAAGAAACTATTGATGAAACGGCATATTCACCACCGAGAAAAGATGCCGATCCTTATGACGAAGATGATTATGCACCAGGAATCAATAGAGGTATCAAAACCGAAAAGCCACGCCATAAAGTTGGTGATACCGTTTATGCTTCATCATCTACTAACAAAGCGCTTACGATGACCGGCAAAGTAACCAAGATTGGTCATACATTAACCACGGTCAAGCATAAAGATGGTTCGGAAGCAAATTATCCACACAAACTTGTGAGTAAAGAATATTCCGATCTTCACACAGATCCTGCCAAGAAATATAAGCAATTCCAACGTGAACATCTCGAACAAACAGGTGAATTGCTTACTTTAACTGAAGTTAAATATATTTTGGAAAATTCTGCCGGTGGTGCAGGCGTCATCGCGCAACATGCTGGTATTAACGGTAATGCCCCAGCCGGCACCGGCAAGGTCAAGAAAATGATGGGCAATAAAACCGATGCTACAGCCATAGCAAAAATTATAGTGAATGGTACAAATCTTAAGGAAAGTAATTAATATGTCATATGCAAATTCAAAACCACGGTGGTGTCCCACTGCCGAGGCAACGGAACAGGGTTGGATCAATTCTAAGAATGGGGAACTTCTAGTTTCGCTTCGTAATCTTAAAACATTGCTTGCGCAAGAAGAAGCTGCCCTAGCAGCCGCAGTTGCAACTATTCCCAAGGAAGTACCTATGCAACCAATCGTCGAAGAAGTAGTACAAGTTGTTTCTGAAGTTCAGAAACCAATTAAAGAAGAAGTAACTAAAAAGCCAAAGAAGAAACAAAAGATTCTTGGTGAAGTAGTTGAATTCAACCTCGATGACCAAGCTAAAGTTATTGGTGAATAATGGCTGATACAAAAATCTCCGCGTTAACTCCGGCCGTATCTTTAGGTAGTGTTGATATACTGCCTATTGTTCAAGCTGGAACTAATAAATACGCAACAATGGGGCAAGTAGTAAATCTTACTAAAACACCGGTCGTAACTGTATCCGCTGGTGTTGCTGTAGCACCAACTTCTGATATCGTACTAATTTCTGGTACGGTCACACTAGCATCTGGTACAGAAGTAAAAGAAATTAAATTGGTTTCAACGGCTGCTGGCACATTAGAAGTAATGTTACAGGGAATTCCAACTACATATACTTACATTGGCGCTGGCGCCACTATTGCTCTACTTTGGGCAAATTCTACTTGGAATGTTATTTCATTGTATGGAATGGTTTAATGATCCACAATGACCAACACTTTTTACTGTGCGCATTCAAAGCATATGATAATCCCAAGATGATCTCAACAACTGAGTTTGATGCAGACTTAAAAAGATTTGGTTATTTAAATTCTATGCTTTTGAAGTACACCAAGGATAAAGATGGTGTGAAACTTAGAACATGTATAAATCACATCGTTATAATTTCTAACTGTTTCTGTGACCAAGCAGTAGATCTTATTAGATATAAAACTCCCGAAGAAAATAGAATTTTGACAGAAACTATCATGTACTTTTTGAAAATGACGGATAACAAAAATTCTGTGGATTTTGATTTATTAAATACATTAGAGCAATTATGAAGAATAAACAAGAATTAACGGAAGATGGTGCGGCCGTGGCCACCCCAAGTGTTACTGCTGGAGTTGAGGGCCCTAAACTTCCCATCAAAGTAAATAACATTTTCAAGAGAGTTCAAACTCTAAAAAAGAAAAAGAATCAAACCCGAGAACGAGATACCTCGGACTTTCTTTAATTAAATAATACTATAGAATTCAAACCGGAGTATAATATATGGCAATTTATCAGCAATCCCCAGGCGTACAAGTAGTTGAAAAAGACGCATCAGCAGTTACCGTTGGACTATCTACTACGATTGGTGCTTATGTAGGTGCATTTACAAATGGCCCTGTCATGTCACCAATGTTGATCTCTAACGAGGGTGAATTGGTGCAGGTTTTTGGTTCGCCAAATGATGATACAGCTTCCCACTTTTTTGCCGCAACAAATTTTTTATCTTACACAAATGCAATGTGGGTCGTTCGCACGGTTGGTGCCAACTCATCTAATGCTTCTGTGTCTGGTTCCGCTCTGTTGATTGCTAACTATGACGATTATGTAGATAACCATTCATCTGGTGTGACTGCATGGGGTCAGTTTGCTGCTCGATATCCGGGTTCAAAATACAACGGTCTTAAAATTTCAATTGCAGACTCGGCTACATTTGCAACATGGGAATATAACCAATACTTTACTGCCGCTCCTGGTACTTCTGACTTTGCCTCAGGCAAGGGTGGTTCCAATGATGAGCTTCACGTGATCGTTGTTGATGCTTTGGGTAAGTTTACTGGCACCCCTGGCGCAGTCTTGGAAAAATATGAATTCCTGTCAAAGGCTTCTGATGCTATTTCCTACCAAGGCATGAGCAATTACTATGTTACAGTTTTGGGCAACCGCTCACAATATGTATACTGGTTGTCTCATGATCTTGATGGTACTAACTGGGGTTCTCCAGTCGCAAATACAATTTTTGCCGTTTTATCCCCAGTAACGCCAGCTGATCTAGTATTTACTATCTCTGGTGGTGTGGATGATGACGCTGTGACAGAAGGCGCAATGCAACTTGGTTGGGATTTATTCTTAGATTCACAAACATACGACATCAGCTTGCTAGTTACTGGTAACGCTTCAGAAACTCTGTCTGCATACGTTGTGAATAATATTGCTGCGGTTCGTAAAGATTGTGTAGCATTTACTTCGATCAGTAAAACCGGTTCACCAATTTTTGGTACAAGTTCAACTCGTATTGCAGATGCTAAGGCATTCAAAACATTTGATTCTTCATATGCAGTTATTGACTCTGGCTACAAGTACATGTATGACAAATATAATGACAAGTACCGTTGGATTGCACTAAATGCCGATACTGCTGGCCTTTGTGCCAAAGTTGATGCTACTAATGATACATGGGCTTCTCCAGCTGGCATGACTAAAGGTCAGATCAAGGGTGCTGTCAAATTGTCTTGGAATCCAACTCAATCAGAACGTGATCAATTGTATCCAGCAGCTATCAATCCAATTATTAACCAAGTTGGTAAGGGTACTATATTGTTCGGTGATAAGACTGCTACGACAAAACCAAGTGCATTTGACCGTATCAACGTTCGTAGATTGTTCTTGATCTTGGAAAAATCCATTGCGAATTCTGCTAAGTATCAATTGTTTGAATTGAACGACGCAATTACTCGTCTCCAATTTGTTGCTTCAGTTGAACCTTTCCTACGTGATGTAAAAGGTCGGCGCGGCATTCAAGACTTTAAGGTTATTTGTGATGAAACAAATAACACCCCACAAGTTATTGCTACTAATAATTTTGTTGGAACTATTTTGATCCGCCCTAACTATTCGATAAACTTTGTCACATTGAACTTTACAGCGGTTGGTCCAAATGTCACATTCGATATTGCCGCCGGCACTTGATGAATTTCAAATTAATAGATAATGAATTCTCGGAATTCCTACTTTAAACCCAGGGTTTTCTAATGAAGAAAACCGAGAATAAATAAATAAACACAAGGAGAATAGATCTTGGCTAGAATAGATGACTTTCGTGCATTCTTAACACAGGGTGGTGCACGCCCAACACAGTTCAGAGTTAATCTGGCTTTCCCTCAAAATCTTGGTGGTGCAAATGGTGCGGCTGCTTCTGCTGTATTCATGTGTACGGCAACCTCTCTGCCAGCATCAACAATTCAAACAATCGAAGTTCCATATCGTGGAAGAACGGTTAAATTGGCAGGTGAACGCCAATTTCAGAATTGGCAAGTCCGAGTGCTTAATGATTCTAACTTTTTAATCCGCAAAGCTCTAGAAGTTTGGTCTGCTGGTATTTTGGAACATAGTTCTACATCCGGAGCTGTTGTACCACTTTCATACGTAGTACCTATGGAGGTTGTGCAGTTAGACCGTAATGATATGGAACTTAGAAAATATAAATTTCATAACTGCTTTCCAACTAATATTTCCGAAATTTCTCTGGACTTTGGTCAAGTTTCTCAAATTGAAGAATTCAATGTTGAATTCTCTGTTGACTATTGGACTGTGGAATCTGGTGATTCGCAAATTCGTTAATTAAATGGCTACTGATTCTAATGGTTTGAGTCTTTTTGGTTTCAACATCACTAAAAGCAAGAATAAAGATGTTGAAACCAAATCTTTTGTTCCGGCAACAAATATTGAAGGTGGCTTAGAAGTAGCTGCTGGGTCTGGTGCCGGCTTTAATTCATATTCTGTTGACTTAGATCCATCCTCAATTAAAAACGAGGTAGAATTAGTTTCAAAATATCGTGAAATTTCTTTAGTTTCTGATATTGACTTAGCCATATCAGAAATTGTAGATGAGTTTATGGTTATCGATGAAAATGAAGAGTTAGTATCTATTGACTTTGATCAAGAATTTGATGAAAAATATTCAAAGAAAACTAAAGAAGCGATCACAGATGAATTCAAAAATATTTTAATTTTATTGAAATTTCAGTCTATCGGACCAGACATTGCCAGAAATTGGTATATTGATGGTAGATTAGCTTATCATAAGATTATAGATAAAGATAAAACAAAAGATGGTATTAAAGAACTTCGTCCAATTGATGTAGCAAAACTAAAGCGTATCATTGAGATCAAAAAAGAAATAGATCCAAAGACTGGTATTTCTTTAGTCACAGGTCAATCGGATTATTATATCTATACCGATAAACAAAAGAATTCTGGTATAGCTGGCCAAGGTGATCAGAAGCAAGGTATTAAAATCGCCCCTGAGTCTATTGCTTACATCACTTCTGGTTTGATTGATAGAAATTCAAATATGGTTATCTCATATTTGCACAAAGCAATTAGACCCTTGAATCAACTCCGTATGATGGAAGATTCAGATGTTATCTACCGTCTTACCCGTGCACCACAGCGCCGTATATTCTATATTGATACTTCTGGTATGGCACGCACCAAAGCCGAACAATATATCAAAGATGTTATGGCTCGGTACAAGAACAAGCAAGTATATGACGTCAATACAGGCACGGTAAAAGATGCAAAAAGTCATCAGTCTATTCTTGAAGATTTCTTCCTACCAAGAACTACTGGCGGCAAGGGTACGGAAATTACTACTCTGGATGGCGCAGGCTGTTTAGCTATGGATACTAAGGTTAAGCTTTTGGACGGAAGAGATTTATCTATCTCCAAAATCAGAGATGAAATGGAATCTGGCAAAATTTTGTGGACTTATTCATGCCACCCAGAAACAGGCGAGATAGAACCCGGGTTAATTAGTTGGGCTGGTGTTACTCAAAAATCTGCTAAAGTTATGAAATTAACTTTCGATAACGGTGAAAGTTTAATCTGTACACCGGACCATAAATTCCCTATTTACAACAAAGGGTTCGTTGATGCAAAAGATTTAGAACTCAATGAAAGCATGATTCCGGTTTACACTAAAAACACAAAGATATCGGAATTTAAGAAATTAGACTACACTCAAGTATTTGATAATGCATCTAAAGAGTGGGTATATACTCATAGATTAGTTGCGCATGCTTTAAAGGATTTGTATGTTGAAGATTATGTCTTTAATGAAGAAAATAAAAATATCAAAAAATCTATAATTCATCATAAAGACTTTAATAGATACAATAATTCACCAGAAAATCTTTGCTTTATGTCTTGGAAAGATCATCAACAATTACATACTAAGTTCTCATTTTCAAAAGAAGCATGTATTTTGGGTGGAAAAGCTGCAGCTGCAAAATTAATACATCAAAAAGAATTTGAGCCTGAAGTTTATGCTAAACACATTAAGCAGATGTCTTTGAAACTTAAAGAGTGGAAAGCTTCTCTTTCTACCGAAGAATATAATGATTACTGTAACTCTGTGTCCGTTGGTTTGATGGAATATATTTCTTCTTTAAATGCTGAAGATAGGAACACAAGAGATAACCAGTCAATTGATAATTTCATGAAGGGTAATTCTAAATTCTTGGAACTATTAAAAGATCCAATTTATTATGAAGAATGGAATTCTAAAAATATTGCTTCCTGGAACAATGAAGAAAGAAGAAAATTAGCATCGGATAGAGCTATTGAGAATAATTCTTCTATGTGGAATAATGAAGGCCATAGAGAAAATTATAAAAAGAAGCAAAAAGCTGAACTAAGTGATGTAATTCTGAAAGGCATTATAGATCTAGTAAAGGGTAAAACGACACACCAAATGACTATTGAAGAAGTAGTTGTTTTATTGAATCAAGATGAATATTTAGTTAATGAATTTACAGAAATTAATAAAAACAAAACATCTAAGTTTAATAAAACTCAATTTACTACTTCTGTATTAAGAAAAGGCATTAGAAAATTTGGCTATAAAGATTGGCACGATTTTAGAAAGAAGTGTGTTTTACATAATCACAGATTAGTAAAAATTGAATATTTAGATGAACCCATAGAAGTAGGAACGTTGACGATTGATGGAACAGAAATGATCCACAATTATCATACATTTGCATTATCATGTGGAGTCTTTACTAAAAATTCATTAGGTTCGATCGAAAATACTGAGTATTTTCAACAAAAACTTTATCAATCGCTTAATATTCCGCTGTCACGCCTCCAACAAGGTCAGGGTTCTTTTAACATCGGCCGTGGAAATGAGATCACACGTGATGAAATTAAGTTCGCCAAGTTTATTAGCAAACTTCGGTTACGTTTTAATAATCTATTCTTCGACTTACTGAAGACTCAATTGCTCTTGAAGGGTATTACTACCCTCGAAGATTGGGTTCTGATTAAAGAAAGCATGCGTTTCCGTTATGCTAAGGATAACTTCTTTGCAGAACTAAAAGAATCGGACATGCTGCGTGAACGGCTTCAGAATGTTCAGATTGCTGATGTATATTCTGGTAAATATTTCTCAAAAGAATATATTATGAGAAATATGTTAAAACTTTCATCAGAAGAAACTGATACTATGGTTGAACAAATGGATAAAGAAGCAGAAGAACAAGCAAAAATTGCTGCTGATAATCCCGAACCAAATCCTCAGCAAGCTCAGCAGCAATAAATAACAATAAGTAATTATAGGGACATACTCATGAATTTTCTAGACAAATTTCAACAAGATCAAGAAGCCGCAAAATCTGATCTAACATCAATATTGAATCAAAAAGCTTTTGATCTTCTTGATTCATATGCCGATGGCCCAGAAGTTGAAGTAGTTACTTTCTCTGATGAAGAAGCTGCTCTAACAGAAGAAGACCTCGGAGAAATGTTCGACGAAGAATTCGATGCTATCGATGAGGGTCTTGGTTCTCTTGCAGGCTTATCTAAGCACTTAATCAAGACGGTTACTGGGCTCGGCCGTGCAGGTGAACACTCAGAAGTAGAGACTCATTCAATCAAGAACAAATCTGCTCACCGCGCAGTTATTAATCAAGCACTCGATGACGGACACGTTCCTGTTGTGTATGTAAATGGTAAAATCCACTCTGCTGGCCATTCTACAGGCTCTTCTAACGGCCGCCCAGAGTTCAATATCCATGACTCAGATAAGCAAAAAGAAGAGCAAGAAACAATCAGACCCAAGCCGCGCCGGGCCGGCGGCAAGGTGTATTACCCAGCCTCTTATACCGTGCCAAACAAACGTTATTCAAAAGGTGATGCTCTAAGTAAACTTACTCCGGGCCACGAAGCTTCATTCTACAAAGATAATAAGGTTGAAGTTAAAGTTGTTAAGGCTGACAAGGTTCGCCAAAAACTTAAAACCGATCGCCATGCTAATAGACCAGCAACTCAAAACAACTATGTAAAATCAAAACCTGGTGATAAGAATGTCGATCAGTATTTAGATGGTAAAACAAAGACATCTACTACATCTGCCGGGGACAATCTTAAAGCAATCAAAGATCATGCAGCACTCCGTTTAGCTACTAAAAAATTGGGTGGTGATTCCCCTTCTGCTAGCAAGAAGGCTATGGATCTCCATGCAGAACTTGGTAAACACCTTGCTGCTGGCAATCACAAAGACGCAATTAATACTGCTAATGCTCTTGCTGATCATGTTCGGCAGCAAGGTTTAACTACACATGCAGACAAGATTAAGGATTATGCCGATGCGCTTAAAGATCTTAAAGATACATGGCGTGACAAGGGATATACACATAAAAAGTTAGCAGCAATGCGCGGTGAAACTAATGAATCCGAAGTAATTGAATCATTAGAATCTATGCTCACCGAGATGTTGAATATTAATGAAGCAGTTGTTGCCGGATCTGTTAAGAAAGATAAGCATGGCAATGTTCTTTCTTTTAAATCAATTGGTGATAAGAATCCGGAAAAACAGTATGATGATTCTGTAAAGAAAGATTTGGAAGCTCGCAAAAAGTATAATTCCGATTTTGGTAAAAAATAAGAGTAAAATATGGCACTCGTTAAAACAATTTTAAAAGCTACACCAACAGAAGTAATTATAAAGTGGACTGGCTTGGGTGCTGATACACTTACTTTAGCTTCTTTGGTTTCTGCTGGGCAAACAGTCACTGGTACCCCAGCAGTCTCAATCGATTCGGTATCAGTTACATCTTCGGGTGATACTACTGTGACTCGAAACGCAGTAGTTGCATTCCAAATTAATGGCAACTTTGACTACAATATGGGTTCTGTTAATACAGGCTCAGTTGCAGAAAATCCTGGGTCTGATATCGTAGTTAATATGGTAGCATTGGGAACTCTGATTCTTAGAGTTCGCAAGATATCTGGCTATTCTGCTCAAAACCCATTCTAAGAGAATAATAAAATGAAATTCCTGACCGAAATTATTAATGATCCGCTAAGTCTTTTGATGGAGGCAGGACCCGACGGCAAGAAGAATCTTTTTATTCAGGGCCCTTTTGCAGTAGCAGAATCAAAAAACAAAAACGGCCGCATTTATAAAAGAGAAATTCTTGAAGCTGCTATCGGTAAATATGACACAGACTATATTAAGAATTCACGAGCTCTGGGTGAGATGAATCATCCCCCACGGTTGAATATTGATTATGAACGTGCCACACATATGATTACAGAAATGAAGCAGGATGGCAATGTTTGGATTGGCAAAGCTAAGGTATTAAACACACCAATGGGCTCTATTCTAAAGGGTCTTCTTGAATCTGGTGTTAATGTGGGTGTTTCTACCCGAGGTGCGGGCTCTATCACAGAAGCTAATGGTGTCAAACAAGTAGGTTCTGATTATTTTCTAACTGCTGTTGATGCTGTATCCGATCCATCTGGTCCCGGATGTATTGTTAATGGTATTATGGAAGGCAGAGAATATGATCTTGACTCAAAAGGTCAAGCAATTATTGAAGACATCGCAGCAAAAGCTAAGCGTGACTATGACAGAAAAGTTCTTACAGAAGCACGTAAAATTGAGTTATTCAAACAATTATTAGAAGCTATAAAATGAATAAAGAATTAAATCTAATTTCCGAAGCATACGTTGATATGCTTTCAGAGAATCTCCCTGTTGCGCCCTCGGAAGCTATTCTGCGTAATGCTGAAGCAACGCGTGCCGGCAAATCACACACACAAATGGCCGATGATCATGAAAAATATGCGGCGCACATGATCCGTATTGGTCAAACTGGCTTGGGTTATCGTTCGCGACTGTTAGCTGCTCAACACAGAAAACTTGCTGAATCATTCGTCGATAGCAATATTACTGAATCTTTCAATGAAACCGATGATGTATTTTTCCATCCACAACGGATCCATTTAAAGTCATTCACAGATAAAGATGTGACTAAGGCTGATCACGAAGAAGCAATTAGGTTTCACCAAAAAGAACTTGATAATTCTAAATCACATAAAGATTATCCATATTCGGGTATGAGAGCAAGAGCTGCATACCATGAAATGAGAGTAAAAAAGCACAAAGAAGCTAAAGCAAAACTTAAATGAATTTGAACAACTATCTGTTCAACCACATTGATGTACATTTTTGAAAAGATTAAATAAATCATAATTCGGAGAATTAAACATGACCCTAGAAGAACGAATCAAACAAATGCTTGAAGAAAGCACAAAGCAAACTGAAGTTACTACAGAAGAAGTTGCTCCAGTTACAGAAGAAGTAACAGAAGAAGTTGCTCCAGTAACAGAAGAAGTTGCCGCGCCAGCTAAAAAGACCAAAGCAATCAAGGAAGACTCACAAGTATCTTCTCAAGTTACTGCTCTTCTTGAAGCCGAAGGTCTTTCGGAAGAATTCAAACTACAAGCTGTAACAATTTTTGAAGCAGCCGTAACAGATCGCGTAATTCAGATCCAAGAAGAATTGGAAGCTGAATACGAAGAAAAACTCGATGAGGCCAAGGCCGAACTCGAAACTAATATTGATGGATTTTTGAATGAAGCTGTTCAGGAATGGGCAGATAATAATCAGGTAGCAATTGAGTCTAATTTCAAGACACGTCTTGCAGAAAGTTTCATGGATGGTCTTCAGTCACTATTGGCTGAACACAATATTGATCTGCCAGAAGAGTCCGAAGATGCTCTAGAAATTGCTTTAGATGAAGTTAATAAACTTGAAGAACAAGTCTCCAGTGTTGATGAAGTTATTGCCGAAATGCAAGAAGAAATAAATACACTTAAGGCAGAAAAGATTCTTGAGTCGTTTTCTGAAAAGATGACCTCGACCGAATTCGATCGCTTCGTTCAATTAACAGAGTCTGTTAAGTTTACAGACGAAACCCAGTATGCCAAACAACTTAGCATTGTGCTAGAAAACTTTGGTAAGATTACTGCAAATAAGGAAGAACAAGAAGAACAAATTATGGAACAAGTAGATGAAGTACCTAATGCTCAACCAATTGTTACAGAAACATTCTCCGCAGTTAACCGTTACGCACAATATCTTACTAAAAAGTAAGTCATACAAATAAAACAAAATCCACAATAAGAGGAAAACAAAATGGCAGTTCAAACAGTAGAACAATTAATGGAAAAATGGGCACCAGTGCTCGACGCCGAAGGCGTTTCTCCAATCACCAGCATGCACCGTCGTCAAACGACTGCCGTGTTGCTTGAAAACACCGAGCAGGATATCATCCAATCTCGTCAAATGCTATCAGAAGCAGGTCCAAGTACAGTTACCAATGGTTATACCAATGGTGCAGGCGGCGACGGCTTGGCTAAGTTTGACCCGGTATTGATCAGCATGGTTCGTCGTTCAGCACCACAAATGCTTGCATACGACATCTGCGGTGTTCAACCACTTCGTCAGCCTACAGGTCTTATCTTTGCTCTCCGTTCTAAATACGGCGCTCAAAATGGCACTGAAGCTCAATTCAATGAAGCTAACACAGCATTCTCTGGTGCTGCTTCTCCTGCACACGCAGGCACCGATCCAACTGCTGACTTCGTCGATCAAGACACAGGCACCGTCGGTGATCAATTCGGTACAGTCACTACTGGTGTTGGTTTGGCTACAGAGGTCGGCGAAACTTTGGGTTCAACGGGCCCAGCGTTTGGTGAAATGTCTTTCACCATTGAATCTCTATCCGTTACTGCACAAACACGTGCATTGAAGGCTGGTTACTCAGTTGAATTCGCTCAAGACGTTAAGAACCTTCACGGTCTTGATGCCGATGCCGAACTCAGCAACATCCTTTCAACAGAAATCTTGTCTGAAGTAAACCGCGAAGTTCTTCGCACTATCTATTCTGGTGCTAAAGTTGGTGCTCAAGGTGCTACGGTTCCTGGTGTGTTCAATCTTACCGCTGATTCTGATGGTCGTTGGTTAGCAGAACGTCATAAAGGTCTGTTGTTCCAAATCGAACGCGAAGCTAACGCTATCGCTCAAGAAACTCGCCGAGGCAAAGGTAACATGCTTGTTTGCTCAAGTGATGTGGCTTCTGCTCTTGCAATGGGTGGTATGTTGGATTATGCTCCAGCTTTGGCTAACGACATCAACGTTGATGATACAGGCGCTACATTCGCAGGTGTTTTAAACAAGAAAATGCGCGTTTACATTGACCCATACTCTGGTTCAGCTGGTACAAATAGCCAATTCTTCATGGTTGGTTACAAAGGCGCTTCGGCATGGGATGCAGGACATTTTTACTGTCCATATGTGCCGTTACAGATTGTTCGCACAACCGACCCAACAACAATGAGTCCAGTGCTTGCTTACCGTCTCCGCTACGGTATGGTTCGTAACCCATTCTTCAAGACTGCTGGTAGAACCAATGCATATTACCGTATTTGCGCGGTTCGCAACATAATTTAGATGATAACAGTTATCATCTACGGATGATAATGAATAAAGGGAACTTCGGTTCCCTTTTTAGTTTACAAAAATTCTAATTGGTTTAAAATAATCTTATTTGCAATAATTATGATAGAAGAACTCAAAACACTTATAACTGGGAAAAACGGGACAATCTGTTCTTCGAGGATGACAGAAAAATTTATGAAAAAACAGGAAAAAAATTTTCATAAGTTTATAATGGAATCTACGAATTTTTATTTAGATTCAGAGATAAATTATAGTAAAAGAATAGAACTTTTACTCACAGGTGTAACTGAGAGAATGGTTTGTCTTAATTGTGGTGTTGGGCTTGATCCAAACAAAAGAGGTAAGAATAGAAATTATTGTTCATCTAATTGTTGTGGCGCTGCACAAAGGGGTAAAACTTGGGTTCAATCAACCGAAACTAAGAAAAAAGCAGACACACAAAGATCCAAAAGCAATTTGAAAAAATATGGCTATAACTATAATAGCCAAAGACCAGAAATAAAACAAATTTTAGCTTCAAATGCAAAAAAACATTATGCTGCACAAGGAATTGATTATAACAAATTAGACGATATAGATTATCTTGTCAAATTATACTATGAAGAAAATCAAACTCTAACCGATATTTCAGAAATAGTTAATTGTTATTATGGGACTATTAGTGATAGATTAAAGTCTGCCGGTCATACTATAAAAACTTCGTATAATACTTCTAAAGAAGAAAGATATTTAGCCAATTTTTTGATTGAATTGGGAATTGATGTGGTAATTAATACTCGTGATCTAATTCACCCATATGAGATTGACATTTTTGTCCCAGATCGCAATTTAGCAATTGAATACAATGGATTACCTTGGCATTCAGAATTATTCGGGAACAAAGATTCAAATTATCATTTAAACAAAACTATAATGTGTCAGGAAAAAGGGATTAAACTAATTCATGTTTTCTCTAATGATTTTCATAATAATGATGTGATCGTAAAATCAATTATAAGAAATGCTGTGGGTAAAAATGAAAATAAAATACCGGGAAGAAAAACTAAAGCAAAAGAAATAAGTAAAAAAATTGCCGCAAGTTTTCTCAGAGAAAACCATCTCAAAGGGAATACTGGTTGTAACATTGCAATTGGTCTTTTTTATGATAGTGAATTAGTTCAAGTTACTACATACGGAAAACCTAGATTCAACAAATCACATTCATATGAAGTTATTAGATCTGCTACGAAAATTAACACAACTGTAGTTGGAGGTTTTTCTAAAATTAATAATTTCTTTGTGAAAAATTATTGTACCCATGGTAATACTATAATTACATATGCGGATAGATCAATTTCTAATGGGAATGTATACGAAAAAGCTGGATTTGTTTTTAACAAGTTCACTAAACCAGGCTATTATTACACTAAGAAAAACATTGTTTATTCAAGACACGAATTTCAAAAACATAAGTTGGTTAACATGGAAGGTTATTCTAAAGATAAAACCGAATGGGAAATAATGAAGGAAAACAAATATGATAGATTTTGGGATTGTGGAAATTCTATTTTCATCTATACAGTTTAGCTTAAAAATAGTCAATTAAGCATGGAATAGATCATAGCTAATAGTTGTGATGTTCATGGTAATAATGTCTACGTCTGGAATAAATAGTAAAAGGACCCATCACTATGAAAAAACTTAAACAATCTCGGCAATCCGAACTCAATATAGAAACTATCCGAGCTCAAGGAAACATTTATGACACAATTCTTATTGCTTCGCAAAGAGCATACGAACTTCGTAAAGGTGCAATGCCAAAAATTAACGACAATGAAGATCCATATAATTCAGGTTGTATGACTGCTCTGTTAGAGATTCAAGAAGGTAAATAAATGGATTATAATACACTAAAAAGTAATTCCTTTCAGTTTTCTATTGAAAGAATACCAGAAACAATTTTTAGAACAACTGCAATAAGTTTACCAAGTATTTCGGTGCCAGCGCCAATGGTATCTTCGGCCGCTTCTAATCAGTGGTTTCCTGGGTCAACATCTGAATTTTCTCCTTTAGATATCACTTTTATTGTCGATGAAAATTTAAAGAATTACGAAGAAATTTATCGTTGGATCACTCAGCAGCGGTATTCTATTGGTGATGAATTTACTCCCAAAAATTTCACAGAAGATAAACTTGTTTCAGATGCAGTATTATTAACATTAACCAATGCATCTAATCCAAATCGTATTATCAAATTTTATGATTTGTTTCCGACTTCTCTGTCTAATATAACTTTCACAACACAAAGTGCAGAGCCAACCCCGGTTGAATGTACTGCCACATTTTATTATTCGAGATTCGTTTTTGTGAATTAATGCATAAAAAGATTTTACTTTTGTACAAATCCATATACAATAAATACTAATGAATTGTGATCGTAGCACTCTCTCCAATTCTTAAGGCCAATTCCTAGCCACGTGCTGCAGTAGGGAAGGAGTTTAATTTGAAAGACTTTGAAGTTCTCCTCAAAAACCACGGATAGCTATCCGTGCGTGCCGGAATAAAAGTCTTCACACCTGGGTATTGACAAGCAGCAGGTATTTTGGTTCTCTCAATCAAAGTAGTAAACGGTCCCCTGAAAAGGGTGAAATTAACATAGACAGTTATCCATTTTGTAGCGGAAATGGGGAACCCCGGAGCACTGTCTCTTAGTTCCTTAAAACTAAGAATAAAAAGCTCGGCCGATAAGTGTGTAACAGAGATGAGAAAATAGTACGGCTAAGTAAAATTAGATACGGAAGTCTTCAAGAGCTATAGTCAATAATGATTATTAGATAGCAGAGTAATTACTTTATTATTCCAATATCAATTGGTGATCCATTATACTATTCGAGTAGTGTGCTCGAAGTAATAGAGTTTAATTTAAAAGATCCAATTCCTTTAAATACTCCATTATTTTCACCCTACTGCTTGTCCTATGGCTAAGAGGAATCTGTATTCACTATACTTAGATACGGAACCATTCAAGAGCTATAATCAATAATGATTATTCGCAGTAGTGTGCTCAAAGTAATAGAATTTAAGTTTAAAGGTCCAATTCCTTTAAATACTCCATTATTTTCACCCTACTGCTTGTCCTATGGCTAAGAGGAATGTTACTCTACTTACTCTGCAAAATAAGGCTTTTGCGGAAAATCTAGGAATTCCGATTTTATCGCTGCTAAGTGATTGATCTATAAAGGAAAAAAAAGGTCGTTTTCTGGGAAAATCGGGTTTCCTTATAATTCCATTGCCTTTTTATCGCTGCTAAGTGATTGATCTATAAAAGGAAAAGAACGATATTTTCCCTGTCTTGTCTGTATCTATGGCTTTTAAAAGATTTTACAATTCTTTCAAACCAAAATATAATTAATTATTATCAAGAGTGAACTATGCTAAACAATGATGAACTTATGGCCATTTGGGCCCTAGATTGTAAAATTGATCAAACTAATCTTTCCGAGCGCATGTCTTCACACCCAGTCCTACATTCGAAGTATCTTACTTATCTACAAACATATAAGATAAAACTGCGGACACTTTCATTAAAATATCAAAAACGTCGCCAGCTCATGACGAAATATTATAATGGTGAAATGGATGAGGAAGAACTTAAGTTCAACAATCTTAAACAATGGCTTTATAAGAAACCTCTTCGTTCGGAAATGGAAAGTCTTCTCGATGCAGATGAATCATTACAATTGATTAAAGAACAAATTCTTTATGTAGAAACTATGGTACAAGCATCCGAAAGCATTCTCAAAGATATAGGTAATCAGTATTTTTTACTAAAAAGCCTCGTAGATTATACGAAGTTTCAAGCGGGGGTTTAATTATGAATGCAGGCGCAATTGCTATCGAAAATAGATTTTTAAAATCAGCTGATAGAGCTGAAACACAACTGTTGTTTAAATGGTTAGAAGCTAATGTAACCGATCAGCAGTTGATTGTAGATTTTAACTCAGAAACTTCTTATATCATATGCGATTCTGATTTGTTCGACTCCGCTGTTTTTAATAGTGTCTATCCAGTCTATAATCTGATCTTAGATCAGGTTAATAGAGATTTTACAATTTATAAAACAATTTCTTCTGTGTGCTTATGAAAGATATTGTAGTTACAAAATTAAACGAATCATACGTGAAAGTAAAGTGTGATCTCGATTTAGCACGAGAAATTTCAGATACTTTTACGTTTGAGGTTCCTGGAGCAAAGTTTATGCCGGCCTATAAGATGGGTCGGTTTGATGGAAAAATCCGCATCTTTAACTTAGGCCCACGGACATTACCATTCGGACTTGTCTCAGAACTCAGAGCTTTTGCCGAATCAAGAAATTATTCAATTGAAGTCAATATCCCAGATCACATTGATACCGGACTGACATATAAAGACATTGCAGATTTTGCTAATACTCTGGGTATAGATAAAAGAGCACCTCCAATACAAATTAGAGATTATCAGATTAATGGTGTATTTCAAGCACTGAAGAATAAACGTGCTATACTTCACTCAGCTACAGGCAGTGGAAAATCTCTCATACTGTTTATCATTTGTCGTTATATTATAGATGAACTTCAGATGAGAGTACTTATAGTTGTCCCGACTATTTCACTCACTTCTCAAATGAAATCTGATTTTGCAGATTATGCTTCAGGCACAGATTGGTCGGCCGAAGATAATGTGCATTGTATAACAGCAGGGGCAGATAAGAATGTTAAAAAACCGATTACGGTTTCTACGTTTCAATCCATTTATAAAATGGATTCTGAGTGGCTAAATCAGTTTGGGTGTATTATTGGTGATGAAGGTCATAAAATTGTTGCAAAAACCATTACTGGAATTTATGAACGTGCTACAGAGGTAGAATATAAGTTAGCTTGTACTGGTACTCTTCATGACATGAAATGTAATCTTTTAGTAATGAAAGGTATTACTGGTGATGTGCATGAAATTGCCACTACTTCTACTCTAATTGAAAATAAACAACTAGTTCCCCTTAAAATTAAAGCAATTATTCTTAATCACCCAGAGCATGTTGCTAAAGCAATGAAAAAGGTTGATTATGATACTGAGATCAAATATATTGTTTCTAATTTAAAACGTAATGAGTTTATATCTAAATTAGCTGCACAATGTAAAGGCACTACTTTGGTACTTTTCCGTTTTATCGACATACAGGGGACTGCTCTATACAGTCTTATCTGTGATAAAGCTGTCGATAGAAATGTCCACTATATTGATGGTGGGGTCACTGGTAAGGCCCGAGAAACAATACGCAAAAATGCTAATGATGGAGATGATATTATTGTATCTAGTTACGCAGTTTTTGGAACTGGGACTAATCTTCCCGCGATTGAAAATATTATTTTTGCACACCCAGCCAAGTCTGCCATTACAATTATTCAATCTATAGGCCGAGGGCTTAGATTGAAAGAAGGAAAAACTTCTTGTACATTGTATGATATTTCTGATAATATGACGTTTCATAGAAAACCCAATATTTCTTACCGGCATTTGGGTGATCGTTTGGGAACATACACAAAGAATGGATTTACCTATTCTATTATTAACGTGGATTTTAACTAAATAATTATGTCCGAAGAATCAATGATTACGTGTCTGTCTATAAAACTTTCTACCGGAGAGACTTTACTGACCGGGCCAGCATATGAAAAAGATGGTATTTTTTCGTTCTTTATCCCCTGAAAATAAATTTTACTCCCATTCTCTATAATGATAAAATTGTAACACAAATGGTGCCAGTACTTTATCAACCTTTTGGGGACAATAAATACATCCCTATTGTTGCGGACCACATAATTTCTACAGTAAATGGATCCGAGTTAGATTTTAGATTTTACAAGAATTCCCTCCGTGAGTTGTTGCTTGAAGATTTTAAACGAAAAATCACTTTCGATTCATTTTTAAACTCAAAAGATTATGAGAACATCATGGAAACTCCAGAAACCGTGCAATGAGTGATTGTTATTTTTTAGAGGTGGCGTATGCCAAAATTCTTGGTTCTAGGTTAGAAAGATTCAAAATTAAAAAAGAATCACCTTTTCTAGCTGTAGCAAGGTGTCCAATGTGTGGTGATTCTGCTAAAAATAAAACTAAGACTAGATTTGCCATCTATTCTAAAAACAGTGAATTAAATGTGAATTGCTTCAACTGTGGTTTATCTACTACACTGTTAAGTTTTCTAAAAGTACATTACAAACAAATATTTGATGAATTTTTGTTTGAAAAGTTTAGAAATAATGCACCGGCAGCAAAAAAAGAAATTGCGTTTGTGCCAGAAAAAGTAGTGTATGAAAAAGACACGATTGAACCGAATGTTTTAGATTTGCAATTGGTTTCTGACTTACCATCGGATCATTATGCCCGTCAATACATAAAAGATAGAAAACTTCCTAACTACCCATTTTATTATACGGACAAATTTTATGAATATTCTTCCCAGTTCAATGATACTTTCAAACACAACAAAAGAGACGAAGCCCGCATTATTATTCCCTTTTTTGACAAAACAGGAAAGATCTTTGCATACCAAGGAAGAGACCTCTCAGGCCACTCAAACCAAAAATACATCACAGTTAAGATCAACGAAAAGACGCCTTTGTTATTTGGTGTCGAAAGACTGAATTTAAATAAACCCATAACATTAGTAGAAGGACCCATAGATAGTTTGTTTATCCCAAATTCTATGGCTTCGGTTAATGCATCTTTATCAACTACTGCTAATTGGTTTATTAAGGGAACAAAACTTCCTGCAGATTTACTTACTGTAGTATTAGATAATGAACCCCGTAATAAGGCGGTTGTGAAGGAATATGAAAAGGCTATCGAGTCGGGATTAAAGACAGTAATCTGGCCAAAAGTCGTTGAACGATATAAAGACATCAATGAGATGATTAAACATAATATAGACCCAGTAGCTCTGATCAAGAGTAATACATATAAGGGTTTAATGGCTAAAATTCAATTTAATACATGGAAGAAAATATAACAAAATGATTGAAACTATTATCAAAAGCAATGGAACAAAAGAACAATTTCAGCCAAAGAAAGTAAATAGATGGGCAGAATGGGCTTTTGCTACTATTCCCAAAGCTCATTTTAATTGGGCTTCTGTTGTGATTGATGCGGTAAATAAATGCCCTAAAAATTGCACAAGCTTACAATTACAACAAGCTTTGATTGATGCCTGTTTATCATATAAAACATGGGAATATAATAAAGCTGCTGGCAGATTATATGCACCTATGATAGATCGTATTATTTATCCCGATGGAATTCCAACAGTGCAAGAATTACATAATAAGCTTTATGAAGTTGGACTGATGGTAAAGCTTAATTACACAGATGAAGAATACAAACTTGCACAACTCATTATTGATCATAAATTAAATTTAAAGTATCCACACTATCAGCTTAATCAAATTAGATATAAATACGCAATTAGAAATAAGGTCACCAAGCAAGAATATGAAACTGCGCAATTTGTATATATGCGAATGGCAATGGCTTTAGGAGAAAATGAAAAGTCTGATAAAATGTTGCATGTTGCAAAATGGTATGAACATCTGAGTCAAAACCGTATAAACGCACCGACACCAAATTTCGTAAATCTTGGTACAAAACTAAATGGTTACGCCAGCTGTTGTCTTTATACTACCGCTGATACAGCTTCTTCTTTAGCCGCGGGTGATCATATTGCATATATGATGACTGTTGCATCAGCAGGTATCGGTACCCATATTAAAACGCGATCACTTGGTGACCCGGTCAGAGGGGGTGTTATACAACACCAAGGTAAACTTCCGTATTACCGTTCCATGGTTGGAGCTATTGGAGCCAATTTACAGAATGGCCGTGGTGGAGCTTCAACTGTTTATTATTCTGCATATGACCCCGAAGTGGAAGTTTTACAGAAATTGCGGCATCCAATGACTCCTGCAAACAAAAAAGTGTCAGGTTGTCATTATTCGTTTGGTTCTAACAAATTATTTGCCAGAAAAGTTGCAAAGAATGAAGATTATGCACCTTTTAGTTATTATGGTAATGAAGAAATGTTTGAAGCTCAATACGAAAAAGATCAAACTAAATTTGAGAAAATGTATGCCGAGTACGAAAAAACAGCAAAAAATAAATTAAATGCTCGCGAAATTTCTCTTGGTGCATTAACTCAGTCATATGAAACTGGTGTTCATTATTTGCACTTAACGGACGCAATGAACAAACATACACCTTTTAAAGATAAAATCTATCTCAGTAATTTGTGTTCCGAGATAGCTTTACCGGTTAGCCCATATAAATCTGTTGCAGATCTATATAAAAAAGAATTGGATTATTCTCCCGAGATCGGTTTGTGTTCACTTGCAGGTATTGTGGTAAGTAATATAGAATCTGATAAACAGTATTCTGAAGTGGCTTATTATGCATTAAAAATGATTGATGTGTGCATTCATAAATCCGATTATACATTTCCCAATTTAGAATATACGGCTAAATCCAGAATGTCCGCAGGTGTGGGTATTATTGGTTTAGCACATCTAATGGCCAAGGAAAATCAAAAATATAATACACAAGAAGGCAGAGATTTTATTCATACCCTTTCCGAAACACACATGTTTCATTTGATTAACGCTTCGTTAAAATTGGGTAAAGAATTAGGAAACGCACCTTGGATGGACAAAACCGAATGGCCTAATGGCTGGTTGCCTTTAGACACATATGAGAAAAAAGTAGATGAATTGATTACAGTAGAAAATAAACGAGATTGGGATGCAGTAAGAAAAGAGATTATAGAAAATGGCGGCATTAGAAATTCTGTACTGGTTGCCCACATGCCTTCTGAGAGCTCAGCAATTTCTTCTGGTACTTCCAATGGACCTTATCCTATCAGAGAATTGTATATTATGAAAACTAATGATACAGGAGTAAATCATTGGGCTGCGCCAGATGGTACTAAATTGAAAACAAAATATCAATCTGCGTGGGACATATCAACAACAGATATGATTAAAGTCTATGCAATTATGCAGAAATGGACAGATCAGGCAATTTCCTCAGATTTATTTGTAAAAATTCATGGAGATCAGAAAGTTTCTTCTTCTGATATGATTAGAGATTATCTGGATATAGTCAAATATGGTATGAAAACTAGATATTATATTAATTCTTCCACTTCTCAGGGAATTTCGTTAATAACAGATGATGTGGCAGTTAGTTCGGATACTACTGAACAAGAATACTGTGAATCTTGCGCACTTTAAGGAGCTTAAATGAATTTAGTTTTTAATGAAAATAAAAAATCTTCTCAATATATGGAAAAACAACATCCATTATTTTTCGGAGATTTACCTGGTTTGTTTGATACAGTTAATAAAACATATCCAAAAATATGGTCACTTTATAAAACTATGAAATCTTTGGATTGGTCCGAAGACGAATTTGATTACACTCAATGTAATACCGATTTTAAAAATTGTCCAAAATCTGTTTATGATATGATGATCAGAACCCTGGCATGGCAATGGGAAGCAGATTCGGTTGCTTCAAGATCAATCGCGCCAGTCCTGGCACCATTTATTACTGATAGTTCATTGTGGGCGGCCTGGCAAAGAATCAGCGACAATGAAATTATACATTCCGCAACATATTCAGAAATTGTTAGAATTTCATTTGACAACCCAGAAAAAGTACTATCTGATATTCTTTCTGTAAAAGAATCAATTGTTCGAATGCATTCGGTCAATGAGGTGTTTTCTGAACTGTCAGTTGCTTCACATAAATATGCTTTAAATCAAATCACTGCAGATGAAGCATATGATAAATTACTTCTTGGGGTTGTTGCTTTATATCTTCTGGAACGTATTCAATTTATGGCTTCTTTTGCCATTACATTTACTATATGCTCAACTAATTTATTTCAGCCTATTGGTAAAGCGGTACAAAAAATTGCTCAAGATGAATTGGAAGTACACGCTGAATTAGACAAGGAAGTTATTAAAATTGAGTTGGCCACGGCACGCGGACTAGACTCGTATAAACGGCAGAAGGATAAAATTAAAGCATTATGTGATGAGGTAATTAATTCAGAAATGGCTTGGTCTGATTATCTTTTTTCCGAAGGTAGAGAATTGGTAGGTACAAATTCACAGACAATTAAAAATTGGGTACTTTTCAACGCACGTGAGGTATATAAGTTTTTGGATGTTGAAACGAATTTTAAATTTCCAGCAAAGAATCCAATGCCACACGTTGAAGATTGGATCAATATTGGTAATTCTCAGGCTGCGCCCCAAGAGCAAGACAATAACGCATATAAAGTCAACGTAGTACACAGAGATGATATCAAAACAAGCTTCGAAGTAGATTTTTAATTTATGTTTACAGTATATTCAAAACCTAATTGTCCAAATTGTAATTATTCCAAAAAGTTGTTAAAGGATAATAATATAAAATATGAAGAAATTATAATTGATGTGGGCCAGAAAAAAGACGATACATCTAAATATATTACAGTATCTGAATTAAAATTGCTGGACCCAAATATAAAAGCAGCACCAGTAATCTTTAAAAATTCGAATTTTGTCGGAAGTTATACTGAATTAAAACAATTATTAAATAAATCAGGATAAACTCTTATGGTAGACGTATGACTTGGTTTCATAACAATGAACCGATAGACGAAATTGATCCTTCGTTTGTCGGTTTTACTTATTGTATTACAAATTTACTAGATGGTCGCAAATACTTCGGCAAAAAGAAATCAACGTTCAAGAAAGTATCAATCAAAACAGTAAAGATTAAGTCAACTGGTCTTAAGAAAAAAAAGAAAATTAGAACACAGGTAGATTCGGATTGGAGAGATTACTACGGTTCGTCTGAAGAACTTAAGGCTGATGTAGAAAAACTTGGCAAAGAAAATTTTTACAGAGAAATTTTAAGATTTTGTTCTTCTCTTTCTGAATGCTCATACTATGAACTTAAAGTACAAATGGATAATGATGTTTTACTATACCCAAATCTTTATTATAATGCTTATGTTGGTTGCAGAATAAACAGAATGCATATGCTAGGGAAGAATAATTCATCGGTTAAAACACCATAGCTAAAAATGTACACAAAATGAAAGTTGTGTTAAAATCAAAGGAAGTTGTTGATGAATTACCATTCTATTTGTTAAAGAAGGTAATGTACATACAAGATTCAGACGTAAAGTACATAACATCTGATACTGGCGATTGTACTGTGTTTTTAGATGGTTATCTAATTACATTTATTATTAACTCGGTTGGTTTAGTGGATCAGAATTCAATCAAAATCGTTTAACTCACACAATGAAAATTAATAAATTACCTACTATGGTGATTAGGAAAAGTCTTTCCTCTTCACCCAAGATTGTAGAAAAACAATTTTTCAAAAAATTAAAATTTACGCTTTATTTAGTTTTATTTGCGATAATGCTTGCAGGGGCCACATATCTAAACATAATTAAAGATCAAGTATTTTATTTACAAAATACCCCTATATCTATCTCAAATAATTTTAAATCTGAGATTATTTTAGATCAAACCGCAGCTATCATTGTCCGTGATGGTTCTATTCCTCCAAATGTTGCTAAGAAATACTCATTGTGGATTTATGAGGCTGCAGCTAAATATTCTGTAGACCCAATACTTCTGCTATCAATTATGCATACAGAATCTAGATTTAATTATAAAGCAGTTTCCCCTACTGGTCCGATAGGTTTATTCCAAGTAGCATCTAGTTATCATAAGGAAAAAACATCCAAGGCAGCTCTTTTTGATCCCAAAGTAAATATTATGGTGGGTGCTCAGATAGTTCAAGAATACTCTAAAATGTCAAAAAATACAATAGAGATGCTTTTACGATATAATGGATCTTTAGGGGAAGCACCTAACTATGCTATTAAAGTTATGAAGACAAAACTTAAATATGATAGGGAAATTCTGGATGCAATCGCGTCATAAGGAAATTGTAAAGTGACTAAACGGCAGTACATTACGGCAATCATAAAAGATAAACACGGGCGAGCACTTTCGGTTGGTCATAATAATTATGTAAAAACTCATACTATAATGAAATTACATGGACAAAAAGTAGGTGTTCCTTTTAAAGAGTATCTTCATGCCGAAGTTGCAGCAATAGTAAAATGTAAAAATTTACATAATGCACACTCAATTCATGTGTACAGGTATTCAAAGGAAGGTGCCCCGATGATTGCCAAACCCTGTCCAATCTGTGAGTCTGTAATTAAATCTGCCGGCATAAAACACATTTATTTTACGGTTCATGGCGAATAATTTACACATAATAAAGAATAGTTTATAATTTTCATCATGAACGAACCAAAATCTTTATAAGTTTCACCAGCATTAATTGTGCTGCTATTGGTGCTTGGGATGCAAATAGTAAAGTTTTTGGTATGATTAAAGAACATTTGGAGTCAAATAATGGGTAAGAAAACATTTTCTGTTGATACTATGCGCCGCGAAATTAATCTGAGTTTGAAGAATTCTACCAAAAGTTATTCTACTCCTGATGTTCGACGAGGTCTGATGGATGCTTTGGAATATGTGCTGCATCAATCAGGCAACTATAAAGGTTTTCGGTACCTACTGCTCGATGAAGTACCTGCCGGTGAGCTGCCCGGCATTGTAGTACATGGTACCATTGAAGATACTCCCTACGAAGTTCGTTTTGCCGAAGGTACTGTTGACCGAACGCGTGTGGAGTATTTCTGATGAATTTAGTAGAACAACTTATAGATCTGGCCAAAGAAATCGAAACAGAAGATCCGATTGATTTTGCCATGCTCCAGATAGATGAAGACGTGGCGTATACATTGATGGCAACGGCCGTATTGGAAATGTATCTGAGTAACGACAAAGATTCTCGTGATATGATTCTTTTGGCTACAGTGATTAAACTTACAGTAGAGAATTTTGTTCTCAATTTGAAACTTTTGCAAAATGACAAACCTGTTTAGTGATGCGAAGCCTATTTAGGCTTCTTTGGTGAATATAGATTTTTATCTAATTATCATCTGTGTACTTGTGTGTTTGATGGGATTCCTTTCATGTCTTCCGAACATGTTTATATGTATTAGAAAAATTCAGATCCGGAATACCGTCTTTCAATTATTCAATCTCCTACGCCCGGTCAGGCCAAAAAGTTTGGAAGTAAAGCTGAATTAAGAAAAGATTGGGATTCGTACAGAACCACAGCTATGCTATTAGCATTAAGAGCAAAATTTGCAAACAAGGCCGAACGAGATATGCTTCT